CAAGCAAACCTTAGGGGTTGAAGGATTTAAAACCAATCCACATCGCCTAGACAGATTTTCACACTGGACTCGTGTTCAAGACATTTTTGAACTACCAACAATACTGCAAACAGTAGCAGACAAATACCCTTGGTTTAATGTTGAGGTTATTGGTGATAAGGTAATAGAAGTACACTTTCGTTACAACGATGACTTTGCAAACCATACTGCTCAAACTATTGTACCTGTATGGCAAGATGAATTTTACGCTAGTGAGTGTGGGGACCGTCTAGGCTTTATATTAATAAAAGATACCCCACAATGAAATATTTACTAGGATTAATACTTTTTATATCAAGCGTTGTGGTAGCACAACCCATAATTATACAAAAGCCCGTAACTTGTACAGAAACTAAAATGTTACTACAAGGATTAACAAGTAGTGATTACAAAGAAACTCCTGCATGGCTAGGTATAGAGCCTGGTGCTGAAGTATCAAAGTACAGCGTGTTTGTTAACCAACAAACCAAAACCTGGACAATAATCCAGTTTAATGATAAAATAGCTTGCGTACTAGGTACAGGTACAGACAGCACCCAAATATTTAACGGACCCAAAATATAAAATGTTAGACTGTTTAATTTTAGGCGATTCAATTGCTGTAGGTACTCATCAACAAAGACCAGAGTGCGTAGCCTATGCTAAAGGCGGCTGGAATACTTGGCAATGGAATCGCGACTATTTAAAAAATAACTTGTCAGCTAAAACTGTAATTATCAGTTTAGGCAGTAATGACCATAGCGGAGTTAAAACTAAAGCTGAGCTGCAACGCATACGTGAGAAGGTTGGCGTTGCTAAAGTGTTTTGGATTTTACCAGCCATCAAACCACATATACAATCACACGTCCGCGAAATTGCCGAACAGTATAATGATACTGTACTACCATTTACCCCAAGCAGCGACAAAGTACATCCAACCACACAAGGCTATCGTGAACTAGCAAAGGCCACAAAATAATGTTATTAGTCTCACGACCAGATATCAATGTCGACGTTATACAAGAGTTCGATCCTCAACAGAGGTTTATTAAGCTACCCATAACAAATTACCTTAAGTTGTTAGATGTATACGATACAATCAACCGCCCACAGGTTGCCCTTATAAACGCAGTCAACGACCCTAAATACAGATTTATCTGTGCTGCACTAGCACGACGTCTAGGCAAAACTTATATTGCCAATATTATCGGGCAGCTAGTTACACTTGTACCTGGCAGCAACGTGCTAATCATTTCACCTAACTATAACTTAAGCTCGATCTCATTTGAACTCCAACGTAAACTCATCAAACACTTCGACCTCGAAGTCGCACGTGACAACCTCAAAGATAAAATCATTGAATTGTCCAATGGAAGTACTATTCGTATGGGCTCTCTTAGTACCGTTGATTCAACTGTTGGTCGATCGTATGACTTAATTATATTTGACGAGGCCGCACTAGGTGAAGGTGGCGAAGCTGCTTTTAATGTTGCACTACGACCTACACTAGACAAGCCTCAAGCAAAAGCTATTTTTATTAGTACCCCTCGTGGTCGTAATAACTGGTTTTCGCAATTTTGGAATCGCGGCTTTGACTCAAACTTTCCCGAGTGGATATCGCTGCAAGCAGACTACACTGAAAATACTCGCATGGCTGAGTCAGACGTTGCCGAAGCACGTCGATCAATGTCAAAGTCAGAGTTCGAACAAGAATATTTAGCCTCATTTTCCGTATTTGAGGGTCAGATTTACACACTACAGGATACAGATGTTATTGACATTCCAGAAGATATTAAAGGCGAAGCGTTTGCTGGATGCGACCCTGGTTACCGAGACGCTACTGCTTATTGCGCTATCGTGTACGATTGGAACCGCGATTGCTTTTTTATTGTCGACGAATACCTAAAGTCGGAAAAGACCACAGCAGAGCATGCTGCAGAGTTTACTGCAATGAATGAGCGGCACGGAGTTGAAGTAACTTTTATTGACTCGGCAGCTGCACAGTTTGCTGGTGACTTGGCTTACTTGTATAACATTTCAACTACCAAAGCTAAAAAAGATGTCTTACCAGGCATTGCGTATGTTCAGACCTTGTTACAACAGGGTCGATTAAAGGTTGCCCCACATTGCACTAACGTGCGAGCTATGTTTGACCAGTATCGCTGGGATCAACGTGAGGGGCTCCAACGTGAACGACCAATGCATGATGATTATAGTCACATGGCTGATGCCGTCAGGTATGCGCTATATACGTATACTGTATAATGCCACAAAAAATTTATGCATTGACTTTTGTTTGCTGTTCTGCTATAATACTAGGTAATTGTGGAGTACTTTGAAATAATGGCAAAAAACACAAATAAGCGAATCCCTGTAAAGTGGGTTCGTGACAGGGCTAAAGCAGCCTATGAAAAGAAAACGGAGTGTTGCGTTTGCGGCTCTGCCGCAGACTTAGAACTCCACCACCTACATTCAGTTACTATACTCCTAGATAAATGGTCTGAAGCCCGTGGATACGATATTTCAACAGATGCCGGTATTTTAGCTGTGCGAGATGAGTTTATTGATGAGCACCGAGTAGAGTTATATGATCAAGTTTACACCCTTTGTAATCGTCATCATGTAGCGTTACACAGTGTTTATGGTAAAGCTCCCCGCCCTGGCAGTGAGCCCAAACAGGCTCACTGGATAGAGACGCAGCGTGCAAAACATACTGGCGGTACTGTTGAAGCGGTTGTACCTAAAAAGAGCTTTGGTAGTTTTTTCTCAGAGTTTACTTAAGGGAAAACTATGTCAAGATTTACAGACTGGATTGTTGAAAAACTTAATCCAGCGCAAACGCGTATTGCTCAAGAAGCAGGTACGCAAATTGGTTCAGAAAGCAAGATAACATATCGTCAAAGCTTCCAGAGACTAGAGTCAGTTAATCGTTCAGTGAGTATGCTTGTTAATGCAGCTAGCTCGTTAGATTACGATGTAAAAGATAAGGTTGCAGAAGGTGTTGTTGCTGGAATACGTCAAAAGTCGTTAAACACACTACTAAACTTCCGACCCAACCCTTATCAAAGCACCCAAGAATTTCGCCAAGCAATCTTCACAGATTTGATACTAGAAGGTAATGTATTTGTACACTTTGATGGTGTATTTATGTACCACCTGCCTGCGGCTTCAGTAGAGATTTTAACAGATACCAAAACGTTTATTCGTGGATATCGTTACAACGGTATGGTTGATTTTAAAGAGCCTGAAGTGTTTCACTTTCGTGATTTGAACTCACAGTCAATATACCGAGGCGCTTCACGTTTAGAAGCAGCACAACGATCAATTGCTACACTACATGCAATGAAAGAGTTTCAAGAAAACTTCTTTGATAATGGAGCTGTATTTGGTTTAGTATTAACTTCAGAAAATACGCTTTCACAAGTTGCTAAAGAAAAAACAATACAATACTGGTTACAAAAGTACTCAACTAAACAAGGCGGCAAGCGTCCAGTTATTTTGGATAGTGGCTTGAAACCTGCAAATGTATCGAATCAAAACTTCAAAGACATGGATTTTGATCAATCAATTAAAACACACAACGAACTAATTATGCAGTGTATCGGCATCCCACCTATTTTATTAGCTGGTGGAAATAATGCTAACATTTCGCCTAATCTAAGATTATTTTATTTAGAAACAGTAATGCCAGTTGTTCGCAAGTTTACATCAAGCTTAGAGCGATACTATGGATACGACATTGAAGCAGTTACTAGTTCAGTGTCAGCAATGCAACCAGAATTAAAAGATATTGCTGCTTATCATTCGACACTAGTCAATGCAGGCATCATTACAGCTAATGAAGCAAGAAAAGAATTACGTTATGATCCAATTACTGGTAATGACGAAATAAGAATACCCGCCAATATTGCGGGTTCGGCTGCTGATCCGTCGAAAGGTGGTAGGCCCACAGATAATCAGCAATAAAGGGGTAATATGGTAGATAAAAGTAAAGTACTGTTTTTAAACAGTTCATTTATCAAGAGCGATACCACCGACGAAAAGACAACTAGTATAACAATAGAAGGGTACGCAAGTACCGACGACATTGATAGACAAGGCGACATTGTCCCAGCAAGTGTATGGAAAAAGGGTATACAAAATTATTTGAAGAATCCAGTAATTTTGGCATATCATGACCATAGCGAGCCAGTTGGTAGGATGGTAGATCACAGAGTTGACAGCAAGGGATTATGGGTTAAAGCCAGAATTTCTTCAGCTGCTGGCGAAGTGTTTGATCTTGTAAAAGATGGCATCTTAACGGCATTTAGTATCGGCTTCCGAATCGTAGATGCGGAATATGATGCAGCCAAAGAGTTGTTTGTGGTAAAAGAGCTAGAACTGCACGAAATTTCAGTAGTGTCAGTACCAGCTAATCAAAATACACTATTTAGTCTTTCTAAGGCGTTTGATACAGCCGAAGAATTTAAATCTTTCAAAATGCAGTTTGCACCCGACAGCGATTCAGCTAAAGGGCTAGAATCCTCAACGGAAGCAATCGGCGAAATTAAAAAGGAATGGGAAATGGATCCTAAACAATTAGAACAAATGTTGGCTGATGCAGCTAACAAAGCGGCTGAGCTCACTGCTAAAGCCATCGCCGATACACAGGCAAAAGCATTGGCCGAAAAAGCCGCTGCTGATAAATCAGAAGCCGAATTAGATGCACGCGTTAAAGCCGCTGTTGCCTCTATCTCTACTGGTGACACAGGTGCTGAGCGCTTGATGGCTGAAGTTGAGAAGCGTTTAGCTACTGCTGAAGAGTCAAGCAAATCAGTTATCGCTGGTTTAGAAGCTTCTTTGAAAGAAAAAGCTGCTGAAATCGAAGCAATCACAAAATCAAAAATGTCTTTCCAAGACAGCAAAGACGGTATGTCTTACGCTGACAAAGAAAAGGCCGTTATGTTGTCCAAAATGGCTGGCAAGTCAATTGACAGTACACGCCTTGGTCGCGACTTAGTGCAAAAATACGGTGCTCACGTGCCTTCAGCTACATGGGAACTCGAAGTTTCTTTGAACCTAGAATCTGAAGTTCGTCGTCGCTTAGTTGTTGCTCCTATTTTCCGCAACATCGCTATGCAAACCAACGTGATGACAATCCCAGTGAATCCAGAAGCAGGTACTGCTACTTGGGTTACTAACTCTGAGTTTGGCGCTGTTCCTGCTACCCTTGGTGCAGCTGGTGCTTCTGCTGGTGGAAATGCTACTCACACCCTCAAAGAAATCACTTTGAACGCATACAAACTTGCTACAAACGAGTATACAGCGTACGAAGAAGAAGAAGATTCTTTGTTGGCTTTGATGCCAATCATTCGTGATGGTATGGTT